GACACATTGTTAGATGCGCCAACAGCGGCAAAATTGTCATCTAATTCTGACAATGGGATAGTGTCGGTCTGGTTGGCAAATGTATATGGGACAGTCATATCAAGTCTCGCAAATTATGTTGCAACTGTTGTCCAAAAAGCATTAGGTTCGTTAAATGGCTGAGAAATAAACTGATTGCTGCGCCACTTGAGTTGTATGCTGGAACTATTAGACCAGCCTAATACTGTGCTGTTAGTGTTTTTCCATTTAAGTATCAAAGTGCCCCAATAAGGCTGTTGAACAGTTGCTATTTGCTGCCAACTAAGAGAACCACCATTTCTCCAATCAATATTTGCTCCATAGATATTTATCCACGGAATAGTATTGCCTAAGTTATTAAGCCAGACAACTAAACCGCCCGTAAGAATATTATTCCAACTCATAACAATTTCTACGAAATTCGGAGAATTGCCGAATCTGAAGTGTTGGTTGGTAAAGTGATAGTGAAAGTAGCAGCAGAGGTTTTATCCGCACCGAAGTCAAGCACTGCAACTGACTTGTTTCCAGCCGTTGCATTGTAGATCAATGCCCCCCGTGCTGTCAGCGCAGCGTTAAACACAGGGTTGTTGAAACTGATATAAGCCACGTTGTTTGCAGTATTGATGGTCACACCAGTTAGCACGTTACCCCCTGCCGTATAGCCAGACGCTACAACTTCATTGCTAGTTGTGTAAACAGTTGTATCCGCATTTAGCGTAGCAGCAGAGGTGTACAGCGCGATCTTAATCGAGTTCGACAATAGGTTATGAACTGCTTGAGGCAGTTCAGCCTTAAAACTTGTCGTCATCGTTTGGGTAAGTGCCATATCAGTTCACTGGTTGACGATACTGACCCGAGCGGAATGCATCTTGACGCTCAAGACCATCACCCAGACGTTTAGCCAAGATCAGGGATTCCTTGTACTTGCCGTCGTACAGAGCCATCATGTCCTGCTCACCCTTCATAAAGGTGTAGGCTTCGACCAATGTTCCGTACAACAGAACAGTGTCAAAGTTGTCCCCGAGCCATGTCTGCCCACCCGATACGGTTGTAATGGACTCTGGATAGAAGAAGTAATGCAGTTCTACGTTGTAGGTGGCATCTGGTGTAGGGCCAAGAAGGAATGTAAGTTCTTTTGCGTTGGTTGAGTCAGGGCCAAACAAGGCGTAGAACTTAGGAGTTCCGGTAGCAGTCGGGTTTGGATATGCTTCACGAATAAAGTTTACATCCTTATTCAATAAATATATGTAATCCCCGCCAGCCACAGGAAAAACAGCCATTGAATAGGCAGATAGAAAATCAGTTGGACAAAGGAGATACTGATTACCTCCAGTCACAACACCAGTCACGTTCTTCCGCAATGACGGAAACTGAACGCTGTTGTAAATGCGTTGCTCCGCTTGCACGATGAACGTATTCATGTCCGTGGTGCTAAACGTGTTCTCCGTGTAGGAGGTGATCGCACTTACAAGCGCCGAATAGTTCATGCCATCGGACCCCTAGACATCGTACCTTTGGTGGCGCAACCTGTGCCGCGCATCTTGATACCGCTGGTCTTAGTGTCCGTTGACTCTGTAGTAGTCGAGTTGGTGATGGCTACACCAGACATGGGCGTCCAAGGTTGCTTTCGCGGCTCCATCTTGGGAACAATACCTACATCTTTTAGGGAGAGAGGCTTGCCTGACATGGTGTGGGGCTCTGCGTAAACGCTGGCAGGACCAACTTCTTTGCCGCCTTGTTTTTGACTGTATTTAGCCATGATTCAACCCGTCTTTTGGCTAGCCACGCGAGACATTCCACGACCAAGACGCATACGGTCTTCGCTAGTGGGGCCACCCTTCTTGAGCTTCAGGGACGTACCCTTGCCGCCCTTATGCTCTTGAGCATCGTGCTGCTTAAAAGCCTTCTTGATCATGGCCTTATCTTGGGCCATATCAGACTTACCGCTTTCCTTAGCCATATGGCCTCCTTATGTCACGCTAACCGTGACTGTACCAACAATTCCCTGTGCTACCAAGTCATTTGGTGTTAGCAAGGTATCGAAAAAGCTGGCCCCGCCTACCGGATTCCAGCCCCATTGAAACACTCGACTGCCCTCACCATACGTCCCGATGACGGTAAGACCTGACTGGTAGTAGCTCAAGTCTCGGCGAGGCTCACGTACTGCCTGTGGATCATCTACCGGATACATACCCAGTTGCAGTTGCGGATGATCTGGATCCCAGCAGGTAGGACAAACCAAAAGGTTGTATACCTTGGTCTTCTTGACTTCCTTCTTGAGCGCAGTCAGCTTAAACCGTTGACCACAGCGGTCACACTCCGCAATGGAGTTCTTGCCTGAAGCAAACCTATTGCCCATATCAGCCTATGAACATCTGCCTTGGGACAAGCCGAATCGCTGCCTTCTCGCGGTCCTCGGATGATGCCAGATCCCAAGCTTCGTCGTACTGCGCCTTGAGTGTATCGAGGCGTTGAATCCCATCAGGAATCTTTAACGCAAGGTAGTAGGCCAGACCCGCAACCATGCAGGGGATGAACCGGAATGGCACATCCATCGTGTTCACGCCATTGCCAGCATCTTGGATACGACGAAGATACCAATACACAAAGGTGTAGGTCTGCGAAGCATCTGGGATCGGCCAGACGGTGATGTTTGGGATAGGCGCTTGCCTGTTGATATAGACCTGAATTGGCCTAGCCTGACTCAACTTGTTAGGAATCGTGGCGTAGGTAGAGACAGAGATGCGCGTGATCGTCAGGTCAGCCTGAGTCGATGAGTTTCCTGCGCCTGTACGTACAACGTGTTCAAGCAGATCTACCGTATCAGACGGGAGATTGTACGTCGCAGTGCCCGGAACAAGGGTGATAGAAGACTGTGCAACAGTCCATAGGTTAATCCCGCGATTAGCCCAATCAGCAAAAAGCAAATTGAGACTACGCCTTGCAGTCTTAAGATCGTAACCTGAACGAAGCTCCGCACCGCAACGCTCGAATGCTTCTTCGACCAGTTCGGTCAGATCAAGATTAAAGGCTGAAGTACCGGAGGTAGCCATTACTGCAACGAGTTAAGTGACGACTTTTGTGGACCCATCAGTCCTGCCAAACCTTGCGGTTGCGAAAACTGCTGTGTGGCGGGGTTATAACTGTACTGCTGCGCTCCGGGCATTCCGCCCTTGCCGCCTTGCATAGGGCCACCTTGAGGGGCTACCGGAGACTGACTTTGTCTGTACTGCTGCGTAGTGGGGTCATACTGCTGGGCTCCGGGCATTCCCCCCTTACCGCCCTGCATAAGGCCACCTTGCGGCTGTTGCGAAAGGTTTTGCTGTATTGGGTTCAGTGCTGGAGGGTCTATTGGAGACTGGCTTTGTGTATATTGCTGCGTAGTAGGGTCATACTGCTGGCTGAAAGGCTTGTTCGCCGCAATCCGTTGCTGCATCGCCATAGGCAGCATGGAATTCCGTCCCAGTGGTTGAGACTGTGCCCCTCCCGGTCTTTTCACTCCACCAGCACCCATTATTTCATCCCTTTAAGCGTTTGCGCCAACCGCGCACGTTGTCCTAGTTTACCCGGAGCAGAAGCGGCTTTTGCTAACTTCTTTGCGGGGATAGGTTGACCTTCTTTAGCGCCGAGTTGTTTACGCAACGCTCCGGGCTTCTTGATAGCACCAGCAATCCAATTCTTAGCCATTACCTAAACCCCGCTGTTTTCTTAGCAATCCGCTTTGGCTGGGCTACAAATTGTTTTCCAGCCGCCTTACCTACACGTTTGGCCTTGGTTGTCGCTGCGTACTCCGCAGGAGACAAGGACTTGATTGCTGCTTCTGGCAAGTAGCGTTCGCCTGTTTTAGACGAAGGCTTCCCCGACTTGGTACGCCACTTAGCCTCCCCCCAATTCTTCAGGGATTGCTGTGGTGCTTTAAGTGCCATCTCCGTAACTCCCAAAAGCATCAAGGTATTCTAAGGCACTACGTAGAACGGTGGGGCTATCCTTAAACATCCCCAGTGCGCGGTTGCACTGCTTACAAAGTAAGCCCCGAAACTCGCCGGTTTCGTGATTATGGTCAATCGCGCTTTCTATCAACGCAACTTCTGCTTTGCAAATTGCACAACACCCTTCTTGGCGTTCATATCGATCTACAAGTTGTTCAGGGGTAATGCCGCGACGAGAGCAACGCTTGGCTAAAGTCCACGGGTCTTTTGCTCGATATTCGGCCACTCGGTGTGAGTTAATCTCTACCCAGTCCCTGTGCCTTTTGTATAAACAAGTATTACAGTGACTCTTGTATAGGTGCGACATATGACCGCCGCGACTGCGAAACGCAGACAACTGCTTTGTCTCTCCGCAATCCGTACAAGTCTTGGTAGCCTCAGTCACGATACCCGCCACCTGCGGCTTTATATTTCTTTGCGACTAATTGACTTTTTCTCGCGCTCCATTGCCCAGCACCTGTACCCTGAGTAGCAGCCGCTTTGACCTGAGACACAATCTTCTTGCGAAGAGTTGGCTTGGTGTAGTTACCCGCAGCGTTCACCTTACCGCCACTCTTAAGTTTGGCGGGGTTGATGATGCCCATACCGCGAGAAGATTTCATGGTCAGCAGTTCCTGCCTCGGGTATGCCCTCGCTGAGCACAACCGTCACCACGAGTAACACCGCCCTTAGCCATCTTGGTAGGGCCAGATGCAGGGGTAGAAGGAGGCGATGCGGTATCTTTCTTCTTTGCTTTCTTAAGCTTTTCTGCGGCTTTTTCCGCGATAGTCAAGCCAGAAGCAGGCTCTTGAGCCATCATATCTCGGCCATAGTCCGATTTATCTACTGAGCCTGATGCGTATCCGCCGTCTGCCATCTTTTTAGATTTCATGCTACGCCTCACATCTCTTTAGAAGCTTGGGGCTTGGTACGGCCACGCTGGGCGATACCGTCCCTGCCTTTAGAGGTAGCCTTTACAATTTTAGTATTGGGCTTGTACCCCTTCTCAACGCCTTCGCCTGTCGAAGACTTGGTCAGCTTACCCGACAGATCGCCGCCAGTGCGATTAGCGTTCTTAAAGCTAGCCAACCCACCACCAGCCATTTTGGTACAGCCGCCCTTTTTCATGCCCATCTTTTTATCCGCTGCCATATCTGCTTTGGATCCCTCTCCCATGCCCTTTTTCTTGGCAATCATCGCTGCAAAACCAGCGTTCATTTTAGAAGCCATAGTATCACCACCTTTTGCAAATGTGCGGCCTTTGTCGGCCTTGGTAAAGTCAGAGCCAACGCTCTGGGGAATTCCAACTTTCTTTGCAAAAGCTGGGTTGTTGGCGATTGCCGCCATAAAGTTGTGCTGTTTCTTGGAAGAACTAGGCATCGTGCTTCCTGTTCGTCCAACCACGGACGGTGTCAGTCTCCCAGATTCGGAAGGCTGTCCAAATGATCGTAAATAACGCTGCGATAGATGGTAGAACGTCCACCAGTGTCCCTATTACGGTTATAAAAGACAGGGCATCGAGTGCGCTCTTGGTGACCTCAAATGCTTCTTCTTTCATGTCAGCACTTCCATCGTTTGAGAGATGCGGCTTTGCGAATTTCTGGAGTTCTTTCGTACTGCCCAGACACCCATCCCGCATCTCGTTTAGCTTGTATTGCTTGCAAACCGATTTTTTGAAGCCTTTGGCCCACCAATGCGGGATGCAATTTAGCGTGCTCAGTGTAGTGCATGACCCGTAAATTTTCTACGGTATTGTCCGCATGAACACCGTTAACATGGTCTACTTGGTCGCCTTTGCCGAGCGGCCCAATAAACGCTGCCGCTACGAGCCTATGCACCAAAAAAGATTTGCATCGTTCTGTGCGAAGCCCTCCATTGCGGAAACGCACCTCAACATATGGTTTGGTTCGCCCAGTATCTTTTTTAACAGCCAGCCGCATAATGCGTTCAGAAACGGGCACTTCACCCCCCGACTTCCCTTTGCGCGTCCGAGCAAGCGACTTGACCCTACCAAGGTTGCTCACTTGATATCGGCCCTCGTAGCCTCCTATATCAGCCCACACTTCAACACTTCCAACGTCGCATTGATGCTCTAGCACGACTGCCCTCCTCAGACTTTTCTGCGATAGGTTTCATACGAGCGCAGAAGGATTTCTTTCGAGGCCCACCTTCGGGTTGAGGTGCTTTAAGGTTGCTACCTGTTTCAGCATTGTACTTCTTGCGGCCTTTTTCAGTAAGCCCTGCGCCCTTAGACGCGGGAAGTTTTTCCCCTCGACCAACAGCCAATGAAGGTGTTTTCTTAGCCATGATTAAGCAATGCCAATCTCGCCTTCTGCTTGCAGCGTAAGTGCCGTAGCCGTACCAGCACCACCAACCAAAAAGTCAGTAGAGTCAAGCCTAACTTGACCGTACCAATCAACAAACGAATTGGCTGGGACACTTTGTGCAATACCCATAAATTCCGTACCCGCTGTGTTAGCGCCTGTGGCACCAATGTACAGCGAGAATGTTGCCGCTGATGCCGTTTTA